CCGTGGTATCCAAAGCCAAATCACCAGCAGCACCTCCCTGATAGACCTCTGCCTGATCAGTAGAAATGTTGTTCCCAGAACCTCGGTTGGTGTTTAAGGGGGTAACAATCTCACCGCCGGAAGTATATTCTGCATCAAAATAGAAGCGAATCGTTGACGCAGCACTCGTTCCTACGTCAACCAAGAACACTTCCATGTCAAGATCACCAGTGGTGTTCTTTAAGAAGGCACAGGGCGTCTCGTTGGTGTCAGGCAATGTGGTTGTAAAAAACACCACAAACAAATCTTGGTGGTAGAGCGCATGATGCTGAACGTGACTGATGTTGTTCGACAGGACGTACAAACGCCCGTGGTCATCAACTTGGACTTCTTGGCCTGTTCCACGGCCATCCTTAATAACGACACTCATAACGTATTCTCGGGCTTGTGGAATTCAAACAGCATATCAATGTTTAGCTTGATGCTTCCGTTAACAGCATACATCGTCAACGTTTCATTGGCCGGAACAACCAGCCCGCAGGGGCACTCCCAATCAACAGACCCTTGACCACTGGGGAAATAAATTCGATTTGCTAGTTTACCATTTGAGATGCCAGTGATATTAGTCCCATACTCAACAGTAGCCTGACCGGTGCGTCCCGTACCTGCTGTCCTGTTTGCAGGAGCAACAGGAGTGCCATCAACAGGAGTTCCCGTTGCCCCAAGCCTGATCTCAATGCCTTCCTCTGCCGCAGGACGAACACCGAGCGTCCATACAATGAGGTCCTTGCTTTGGTTGCTGTTTTCCAGATAAAAGAAAAGGTTTCCAGGGGATCCTGGAGTCACCTCAAATACAGCGGTGTACGCATCCTGATACACATGATTAGATATATGAAGACGTGATGCTGTTACGGCGTCGGAAAAGATCCTGTTGTCTGAACCAATACGGGCTCGGGAGCCGGTGCCCGTTCCATCGCGAATCACCGTGTCAGTCATCCTCAAGCTCCGTCAGTTGGTTCAGATGCATGATTATACGCTCATTTTGCTCGGAAATCTGTGACAAGGCGATACTAATATCGTATAGTTGGTCAGAAACAATGCGAACGCCTTCCTGGCCGCTGCCTTCGGCTTGATTCCTTCGCAGTTCATCCCACAGTATCCAAAGGCGCTCATTCCAACCATTAGTTCCACCAGCCATCTTCTATACCTGACTGTATTTCATTGATTTCGTTCCATTAGCCTCGGAAAAACAACACAGCGGCAGTTCATGTGGTTGCTTGGTGGAGTGAGTGGGTCGCCCGGATAGCGGATTGGTCCTAGCGGACTCTGAAAAGGCTCTCCGGGTGCAACACCTTGCTCATTTTGGCGCGGGATTGAGTTATGTGCCATACGAACTCGGCTATCACCCTGATTCCTCCAATAGAGGCGAATCTGATTGCGCCGAAGTTCTCCGCGAGCAATCAAGTCTTCTATCTGAGACTGCTGGCCCGCATGAACAGCCCGGATAGACTCAGTGCGTGCTACAGTTTGGGCACGGTGCCGCAAGTATCGTTCCCGATACCGCTGCACCATTCGATCAATCTTCTCCTGCGACAGCACTTGCCCTTCTACAGCCCTTCGGACGCTAGGATCAAAACGGTGATCGCGAAGAGTGCGGCGGAAAGCATCTCCATCGCCTTCCTCCAACATGCGTTGAAAGTTATCAACAGCCTGTTCCTGGCTCGGTGTCAAGCCAATCTTGTTCATAACTTTTCGAGCCGTGGCGTCCTCACGACGGATCGCTTGTGCAACACCGCGTTGCGTATTACTGGTTAGTTCTGCAACAACCTGTTGCACGTATTGTTGCCGAGTCAGTGCGTCCAGGTCAGCCGGTGTTGCATCGATGTTGAGGAAGCGCAACACGAGTGTTGCACCAATGCCCGCCACTGCAACAAACTCTGCAACAAAATTTTCAAATTGTTGCTCGGTGATTTGCTGGTTGACATACTGAACCGCAGCCTCCGGACCGCGAGCCAGCGCCTCGCGTAACTGATCCTCATCAATGTTCGCCTGCACATTGTCAATCGCTTCGCGGAATGCACGCTCAAACCGCGCCTCCTGCCCTCGGGCACGGCTGTCCAGGCGCTTGCTGTAGTCATTGGCAGGCGGATTCTGCTTGATGAATTGATAGCGCGATTCAATGGGCACCTGTCAAACCTTCAAAGGACCACCGCCACAGGGATCAACAACCATCACTGTTCCTCTGAATCTTGGCTGTCAATCGGAGCTTCCCGCTCACCGTCCGTGGGAATGCCCGCTTGCTGCATGAGCCAGTCCTGCGCTTCCTCATCGTCCAACAGGATTCCAGCGCCACTCAGGCTCTTCACGTAGTTACCGAGGCTATCCAAGTCCATCGGCGCGATCTGGCTGACCACCACCTTGGGCATGGTTGCCGGATCAAAGCCATTCATCCGCCACAACTTCGGAATCAACTGCCGATTGATGGTCTCCGCAAAACGATTCGAGTGTGCCTTAACGCTTTGCGTGAACAAATCGGATTTGCTCTGACTCAGGGCATAGGAGCCTCGCGTGTCCGAGCCAAGGAGAACAAAGTCAGCAAGAATGGACCGCGCCTGATCCGACGCGTACCGCTTGATGACCGCCGAAGTGTCAATGTTGCGCGTACCCTGCGAGGCAACAAGCTCAACATCCACCTTGCGGTTGTTGGAGTACTGAAGGTTCGCGTCCGACTGGTTCTGGTAGGGGTCAGACGGAAGGATGATGCCCGCTTGGCTATTGAATCGCAGATCGCGAACAATCTTACGGTAGGCATCAAGCGTATTGTTTGCGGTTTGATCACCGTTGTTAGCTGCTTCAAACAAGGAGTTCGGAACGCGAACCACGGGGAGTCCGTTCAGTTCCCGCTCAATGGCCGTCGCCTCAATCTCCTCAATCTGTTGCTTATAGTACCAAGAGCGATACGCATTGCGTAACAGTGACCGACCATACGGGTTGCCTCGGCTGTTGGTCGTCTGCCAATGCACAAGCTTGTCAGCCGGAATGGTAAACATTCCACCACTATTGGGCTGCTGAACAAGCGCCTCAATGATATTGTTCTCACTCAAAATGTAGCGATAAACCGTCTCTTGAACACGAATACCAAGTCGAGACAGCCCAATGTTGCCATCGTCGCGGCGCTTGTACACAATCTCATGGGAAGCAAAACCGTAGGTGTACTGCGAGCAAGCCTCAGTAACTAAATCATCCCAAGTATAGTGATCGTCAAAGTCCTCAAAAACATTGCTCACGAAGGCAGCAGCGTCTCGTGCTTCAGGGCTCGCATCGGCAGGATCTACAGAGAAGGTAGCGGCGCGAATGAGGTGTTCAATGGCCGTGAGCATCGCGCCGTTGATCGCGTCGTTATCGCGCATCTGGCGATACGTTCGCATACCGCGCTCGCCGCGAAGCTCCGGCATGTATTCATCGTAGCTCTGACCATGATACAGATCGACGCCACTGACGCCAATTTCCGTAAACGGTTCCGCCATTTAGGTAACCACTTGAATTGCGGGCTGAATATCTGTTTCTTCTTGGAAAGCGGATCGCTTCATCAGTTCATTTGCGGCCATCGATGCAGCGTCCACTTGGTCAGAGAACTTGCCACCTGGAAACATGCCAAGTTCGTCAAGAAAGCTGTCCGTCCAGTCGCGTTTCAAAACACCCACAGCACCAATCTCGGTCTGCGTAGCAAAGGGCTCGGCTCGCACAGTCTTTTCACCGCTTGGCTTATACTTGATAACTGTGAAGCCCTCCAAGTTTTGCATGGTGCTCATCGCGGATTCCTTGCCGCCTGAGCCCGGTTCCTGCTCAATCACAATCTTGGTGCGGTGGCCATCATTGACAGCCGTCTGCTTGATGATTTCCTCGCGCTTGCCCACGGACCACTGGCCTTTGACTACATCCATTACCACGTAGCGAATGCCGTCCTGGTTTTCGGGCAGTTTAGCTATTTTAACACCTGCCGTGCGCTTACCTCCACCCTCGGTTCCGGCCTTGTCGTATGCCCGAATTATCTCAATGGGCTCCACGGGGAGATGATCCAGCACACGGAAGTCATCCGTTTTGAACATGCCGCCTTCACGGGGCACGGGTCGCTGCTGCAACTGCCCTGCCGCACCGTAGGAGCCCATCGACTTTTCCAGTTCTTCAACAATGGGTTCCGTGAAGCGTTCCGGCCACAACAGTTCACCGGGCTCGGATCGCGGATCTTCAAAACCGATGCTCGTCTTGGCCTTGTTTTCGGGCTCATAGCGCATCGGCAAGTTTAGGTGGTCATAGTTGTTGTTCGCCAGAACGAAGCCCGACAGGTCCTCACTATGCAATCTTTGCATAATGATAACAATCGCGCCCGTCCGCATGTCATTCAGACGCGTACTTGCCGTCTCTCGCCACCACCGGATCGAGCGTTGCCGCTCTAGATCTGACTCCGCACCGGAGGGGTCGTGCGGGTCGTCAACAACAATAATGTCACCACCCTTACCCGTTAGTGTACCACGGGTCGAGGTGGAGAATCGGAATCCTGCGTGCGTGGTTGCAAAGTTATCTTTGGCGTTCTGCTCTTCACTTAACTTTACATGCGGCCACATTCTCCGAAACCAGTCGGACTGCACCAACTGGCGGCTGTTAACCGACAGGCCCGTGGACAGGTCGTGGCTATAACTGATGCAAACAAACTTCAAATGGGGCTTGGCGATCCACGTCCAGATGGGCCACATGACGTTTACAATCATGGACTTGGACGTTCGTGGCGGAACGTTGATGAGCAATCGCTTGATGTCACCGCGATTAACCGCTTCGAGGTGGTCGCATATCGCCTCAAGGTGCCAGTTGCCCTGGAACTCCACGCCCGGTTCCAAAACGTGCCACGCCTGCTGCACAAACTCGTACAGCGAACGTTCCGCCTTCTCCCGCTTGATGTCCTCGGGCGAGATGTTGGCGAGGATGTTCTTCAGGTCTTCACTCATACTGCCTATGATAGCACACACTGCTACAAGTTCACGAAAAAGCCCCGGCGAACGGGCACTCCCATTCCAAACCGGGGCTGCAAGCAGAAGGCAGTGGTCTACCCAAACCCGCTTTGTCC